CAGGAGAGTGTATTATTCTTGTATGTTTCATGGCATCAGATGGATCACTGGCCGTTATTAATTCTCCACCTTCATAATCATCATTTAAAAATATTATAGAAGTGCCTTCATAATGAGGATAATCTCTATGCCAATCCATACTTTGACCTTCATTCCATTCTACAACTTCTATATTTTGAACGTAAAGACGTTTAGTGGGAAAGTCTTTAGCCATATGGTTACCCATAAAAGCAATAGTTCTTTTTACATCTTCTTCTTCTGCAATTAAATCGTAAAGTCTTAAAACTTTTTTGTTATTAAAGACCTGTTTTTTATTATCACTTCGTTTATATAAATCTATAAACCAGTCACATATTTTCTCTAATAAAAATTTATTTGTATACATTAAGAATGACTCCAATAAAAATGAGTAAAGGTAAATCTACCCAGTCCTTTATTTCTGTATTCTTTATCCAGGAGAACCGGAGTAACTTTATGTAAATAATAACTTGGAAATAATACCATACGATTATGTTTACATTTAACATTTAAATTAGGTTGTGTAAATATAAAATCTCCTCCTGTAAATTTTTTAGGTTCTTTAAAAAACCAAATAAGAATAGTAAATTGAGGGTCATCATGATGGGTTTTATATTCATGAGCATCATCATAATAACTAATTATAGTAGAATTTTTATTTGCAAGACAAAATTGAACACCTTGAGGCATAGCTTTTTTTATAAAATCTTTAAACTGTTTATCTTGAAACTTTTCCGTAGCTGACATGATTGAAGAAACGTGTTTATATTTTTCAGTAAACATAGCGTCAGGATATATTCTCCAACTGTTACTTAGATTAACCCCATCTTTTTTTGCTGAGAAATCAGCAGCTCGTTCTAAATTATCTGGCTGATAATAAAAATCTAATTCTTTCCAAATTAATTTTTCCTCTTCGGGAGAGTACCAATTATCTGATACAATAAAAGGAAATACCTCCCCGGAATTAACGGATGTTATGGTTCTCATGTATAAGGTACTCCTATAAATTCTCTTTTATCATATTTAATTTTTTCTGAGTTTTCATTTTTAATATTGTAGTGAAGAAATACTTGAGCACAGTCATTGCCTTGAAAAGATTCCCTCCAATGTTCGAGAATACATCCTCTATATATTAACATGTCTCCGGCGTTTAGTTCTATTTTTATACCAGATTGATCTTTGCCTTTTGTAGGGTCTAGATAAATAGGCCATGGATCTCCACCTAAATTTAATGTAGTAGATATCTCACAAGACATTCTATCTTTATGTCGATCTAAGACATCGTCTTTTTTATATATTCTACAATAAGAATACATTTCAATTAACTCTTGCTCCACTTTTTTTTCCATCATCGGTTTTAATTTAAGAAGTAAAGTTTCCATTACTGTGTCCCCATATATTGTATAAGTATTAAGAACTTGGGGATCTTGCCAATGCCCAAACTGTTTACTAAAAGGAGGGATTAATTTTTTTTCAAACATATAAGTCGCTATCTTTCGTCTTAAACAAATATACTCATAAATAAATTGAGTCATCTCAGTAGAGATAGCTTTTTTTATAATCATATAATTATTAGTATTAAAATTATTCATATTGTAAAATCAAAGTTAATAACATATCTGTGTTTATATTTAATAGGAGTATTGCCAGCGTGATATTGATGTCCTTCAAAATAAACTGCACTTCCCTGCCTAGGTGTATGTTGTAAAATAATTTTTTTATCTATATCTTTTAAGACATTTCTAGAATCTTCTTTATTAAAAAATTTATCAAAAATAAAAGTATCCCCATCTGAATCATTTATGTAATACACTAGAGTTTTATACGGTCCGTTATGATCAGGTAAATCTGTATGAGGCTTATTGAATAAAAATTTTTCCCTATCAGGATGTTGAAAGGTAAGTCTTAGTCGTACTCGCAAAACTTGTTTAACAAAAACATTTGTTTTTTCTGCAAAGAAATATAAAATAGGTTTAAACAATTCCCAATCCATAGAATTTTCTTTCCCCTGCATAACTAAAGAATGACTAAAACCTATATTATCTAAAAATTTAATTCCATCGGCAGGGGGAGTATTTTCATCATATCCAATACTTGATGTATAATACAAAGGTATATGCGATAACGTTTGCTTTAATTCATTTTGATATACTTCCGGTATTAAACTATCTATTACCAAGGGTTTCATTTTAATGGCAACTCCGCTAAATAATCATTAGAATCAAGATCTCCCCTTAAGAAAGTATTAAAGGATATTGAAATTCTTGTTGCTGAAGAACAATTTTTATTTACACTATGCCAGACAGTAGAAGGAAATAAAACCAACCTGTTATCTCTTGCTTTAACAAAAGTTGATAAATTATTCTCATGATTAAATTTTTTTCTTTTCCAAGTTAAACGCCATAAGTTTGTGTTAGGGTGTTCAAGTTCAAGATCAGGCGTTTTTTCATCTGTTTTAATATAATAAACTCCTGAAACAATACTATTAGAATGATAATGCATAGGATGTTTTTGTTGTGGGGGTAAAAAATTAACCCATGAATTAGTCATATATAATTCTTCGTCACAGCTCATAACTTCATTTTTATATCTATCAATACACGTTTGTATAGCTTCTCCAAGTCTTTTTAATTTTTCATTTTTTAAAATATTCTTATCATTAGAAGAAACATTTTCTAGGTAAGTATTTTTAGTATTACCAGAAGGTGTATTAACTATAGTAGATGTTTCCTCTTCACTTAAAGGTTTAAAATCAAAGACAGCAACAGGAGTAGGAAATAATTTTAAGAGGAGCATATTTAAAAATTATTTATTTGTTTCATGGTATATATTTTTATCAAGAAAATCATACAAAGATAAACAATGCTTTGTTGCATCATTCCATCGTCTTTTTCTTTTTTCTAAATTATTAATAGATGATTGCCAAATAGGATACATTTCCTTAAGATCATTTAAAGGTAAACCATACTTTAAAGCAAACTCATCCGTAGCTCCCCAATTCATACCTGTGCATATACAAGACGCACCTTCATCAGGAGCATAAGAGAAGTTAGAAAATTTCCAGAAAACTAAATCTTGAAACATACTGCCGGTAGTTTTATACAAAGATTTTAAATTATACTCTCTTTTTTGAATTGCTTTCCAATAAGGAGTGTCAGTTCTAACAGAAAGAGCATAATGAATAGCAACAAATTCTGCAAAGTATCTAAAAGAATTTGTACAAGATAAATTAAATTGTTCTTTTGTAAAATTAGATACACTTCCTCTACTTAAAACTCTTACTAATTTTATTAAAAATTCATGAACAGATAGAAGTCCATTACCTTCTAATGGTTCTATAAACCCTGCAGCTAACCCTATCGCACAAACGTTTTTTACAAACAATCTTTTATGAATACCTATTTTCATTTTTAACTGTTTAAAATCTAAATCATCTCTTTTAAGATATTTTTTAAATTGTGTAAGAGCATCTGCATCTGAAATATATTTGTCTGAATAAGCATACCCTGTTCCCATTCTACTCCACAGCGGTACATTCCATACCCAACCATTTTCAATAGCGGTGCAGTTTGTATAAGGAACTAATTCTTTTTTCTTATCTTTATATTGTATTCTTGTGGCCCACGCTGAGTTATTGGGTAAGATATCTTCGTAACTTATAAAAGGTTCCTTTAAAGTTTTGCCCAGTAGTAAAGATTTAAAACCAGTGCAATCAATAAAAAGATCTGCTTTTAATTTTCCATTCTTACTTGTGTGTAGATAATCAATTCCCTCTTCGTTGGTTTTAATATCGACCACATCGTCCTCAATAATAGTTCCTTTTATTTCTTTAAATTTTTTTTGAAGAAATTGAGCAAATAATGTTGCGTCAAAATGATAGCCTGTATCTTGTTTAAAATTATATCTACCTAAATTTATTTTTTCTTTTTCTGAATCAAACATTTTATTTTGATTAACTAAAGCCATTGTTGGATAGTAAGTGTCAGCAAAATCAGACACAGGGGTCTTAGGGTACATTATTTTTTTAAAATACCAATCATTAAAATCTGCTATCGTATTAGATTTATCCGGCCTACCAAAAGGAAAATGAAATCCTCCATCACCTTTTTTATAAAAATCTTGAAACCGAATACTTAATTTATAAGAAGCATTACACTCTTTCATAAAATCTTTGTCCTCGATCCCGACTAAAGAAAGCCATTGATTAATCTGTCCTAGTGTACTTTCTCCTACACCTATAGTTGCAATTGATTTACTCTGTAACATTATTATTTCTTTTTCTGGAAATAATTTTTTTAAAGTATAGGCCGTCATACAACCAGCACTTCCACCTCCTAATACAATTATTATTTCCATGGAGGTCCTAAATTCCAAATAACTAATGAGTTTCTTTCTCCAGTTCGTATGGGTCTTACTTGATGAGTCACAAAAGAAGGGAATACTATTATAGATCCTTTTGGTTTTATTTCATCTAAAGTAATAATTTGTCTACCCTCTGTATTATTTCTAAGGTCTAATTCAAAGTCACCACCAGTATATTCATTAGGGTCTGTAAGATTTATAGTTGCTGACAGTTTTCTAATTTTACCTCTATAATTAGGATGAGCTTTTTCGCCAAAAGGTGTTGGCATATCGTCAGCGTGCCAAGAATAAAATTCATCAGGTTTATATTTTGTAAATTGAATAGATGCAGACCAATCCCAATCAAAGTTCCAATCTGCATTTTTATTAGCTATAGTAATATAAGGTATTATTAGATCATAAAGCCATTGATCATCTAAAAAACAAACTTCAGATTTTCTTATTTTAGTATCATCAAGTGGTTCATCTTCGTTTCCTACTAAACCTTGTTTTAATACTTTTGAGTTTCCATACCTTACAATATCATCACAAACATTTTTAGGAATTTCTTCCTTAAAGTACCAATAATAATTTTTTAATCCAATCATGCTGTATTAAAAAATTATACTTTATTTAAATAAAATTGTAAAGAATAAGAATTTTTATAGATTAATTTTAAAAGATTAAGACCACTCGTCAGCTTTAACATAAGTATAAAGTGCTTGCATGTTCCAAATACCCGATCCATAGAAATTAAATGGTGCTGCAGGAGCTTTTACAATTACTCTTCCTGATCCACCAGAACCTCCAGAAGATCCATGAGGTACGTTTCCATCTCCTCCTTGACCTACGGTTGCTGTTCCTTGTCCTCCACTGGCTCCACCAGCTCCTCCTTCAGCGAAAGTTACACCGGGTGCTAAAGGTGTTGTTGCTCCACTACCAGCTGATCCACCTGATCCTGCGCTACCAGCTCCGCCGCCGCCACCTCGACCATTTGGAGTTTGTCCACCTGGATTTCCTTGAGGAGGTGAAAATGGAGGTACGTTTCCTTGACCGACTGGTCCAGATGAGCCTCCACCTGATCCTCCTTGGCCTCCTCCGTCAGTTGCAGCTCTTCCTCCTTTACCGCCACCTGTTCCTACAAATGTTGATTCAGAAGGTGAAAAGGTTGCAGCAAAAACTGAATTGCTTCCGACTGAGCCTCCACTATTTGTTCCACCACTACCACCTTGACCGACTGTTACAGCAACTGGTCCTGATACAGAAATTCCTGTAGCTGATCGAAAACCACCGGCTCCACCACCGGAGCCACTATCACCCATACCACCGCCACCGCCTGCGCATACTACAACATCTACAGATGTAGCACCACCAGCATCTGGTTGTGACCAAGTACCATCGGAAGTAAAACTTTGTGTGTTTGCTGGAGTGGTACCAGAATTTTCAACTGGTGCTCCCGTAACTCCGCCGTTTAATCTGTTATTAGTTGTATCTGATGCCATAATTAATCTCCTGTGTAATTCATATCTATAAATTGTGCAAATGTAAACCCGCTATCTGACCATGTTCCAGTATTAGGATCCCATGCATATAAAGTCTGTTGATCATAGGGTGGATGAGGGACCAAGTTTTTACGGCCAACAAATCTTAGTTTATGTTCATCCCATGAATGAATCATTTCCACACCATCAAGATCCGTTTGACGTGATACTACAACACCCTCATCATCTTTTTGATCTGGATGACTTTCACTTGGCCATTGTATAGGTGCAACATAAGCACATTGCTCTTCATTAAACACCCAAGAATTATGGGTTATAGCTTGATTAGATTTCATAGGTCGTGGGGGAATAAAGGCATCTCTAGATTCATCCCAAGTAAAACCTATTCCTGCATGATTTTTTCTAAAAGGAGTTCCACCGTGTAGGTGAGTTCCTCTAACTGTATTGACTGAAGTTTTTTTCCAAAAATTAGGAGAGATATCTCCATGAACACTAGTTAAAAATTCGATTCCTTTTTCTTCTGATCCGCCTTCATCGGCATCGCTCACAACGTGAACTCCGATAACGATATTAGTGGGATCTATTTTAGCATAACTTGCCATTCAATAGTCTCCTATTAACTTAACTCTTCGTAATTGATAGTTATAGTAGCATCTGAAGCAGCACTTGCGCCAGCTTCGATATTATCACCTTCTTGAAGATAGATAGTAGAGTTTTTATCAAACGCAATCAATGTAGAATCTGCTGGTACAGAAACTGTACTTGCAATTGCTATAGGTGATCCACTTGCTTTAGTTATAAAAATTGAAATATCTACTGATGATGAGCCGTCAATGTTTGCAACTATAATGTTGTTGACTTTAAAAACTTTTCCAGATGATCCTGGATTTGCAAGAATTTCAGTTGTTAAAGTTGTACCTAAAGCTGCTTGAAGCGACTTAGCTGTTATCGTTGATACGTTTACTAGATTTGGGTTTGCCATAATTTATTTTCTCCTAAGTGTTATTCTTTTATCCGAAAACTAACGCCATTGCAATAGCTTTTCCTGTTGTTGCTAAACCTTGACCATTTGCTTGTATTTGACCCGTTCCTTTTGGAACAAGGTTAATGCTTACGTTAGTTTCTCCAGAAGCCGTAATACTAGGCGCATTTCCTGAAGCAGCGTTAGCTAATGTAAGCTCGTTAACTGCTGAACCTGTAGCTGTTAATAATAATAATTCATTACCGTTTGTATCTAAAATAGAAGTACCTATTTTAGGAGCGGTTAAAGTTTTGTTTGTTAAAGT